ACCTTATTATTGTGAAAAACCTATACTGGAAAAAGGTTTGTTGGTTAAACCTTCAGTTACATTTACTTCAACAAATCATGCAAGAGAAACAATAAAAGAGTGGGAGGAATACTATGGAAAGGCAGGGGGCTTTTATATCAATTTTAACAGCACTTATGGTCTGGACAATGTAAGGAGTACCCGAAGAAGAGATCGTGCAGCACAACGCACCGCAAAGCCTAAAACGGACTACTCTACAACTGATCATTATATTCTGCATTCTGAACAGTATGGATATTTTGTCAGAAAGAAAAAATATGGATTCAGTTACTCATACAGCATGGGTTATTATGTTAAGAAATTCCTGAAACGAAAAGATGCTGAAAGATATATAAAGGACAATCATCTGGCTAAATACAAAGATGATTCGGGGTTTGTTGTTGAACCTGTAAAAATAAATGTTCCTGAATTTGCACAGTAAATAATTTTATCATATCTTTGTTCTAACATTAAAACACTAATACAATGTACGATACAGAAAAGATTTATAAAATACTTGATATTGATGGTGAAAGTCGAGGTTTAATAGCCGTTCGACCTAAACCAAATGTAAAAAAAACAGAAAGTGAAATGGATAACGATGTTGAAGATATTGCAGTTTCAGTATTTGATTCTGATTTATTGGAAGATGAAAATGAATTTGATGTTATTTGTGAAAAACTTCATGAATGGGATTATTTTGCTGAAAGAGTTTTTGTTACACCTATAAATTTATAATCATGGAAGATATTAAAATAGTTATCAAAGAAAAGATCAAGAACCACGATCACATCAACAACCTTGATTTAAGGTCTGATCTTGAAGAGGGAAACAAAGAATTTTGTTATTTTTCACCAATGGGTTGTATAAATTCAGAGGAAGAAACTTATGCCATTGATTGTTTTCTTGCTGACGGAACAGTAGTTGAATCCTATATCTACACAAGTGAGGAAGAGTATATGCAGGATTGTGAATTGCTTGGTATGGTTAAAAGAACCCACAAGGTCTGGACTTCCATTGAGGAACATACTCTGTGGGCAAATGAAGAAGAAGAATACAGGGAGATTGACGACATTCCAACTTCGCTTGGTGAATTTACCACACTACAACAGGCGATTGATCAGGCTGAATCCTTATCTGATGCACACATGAATGATGGCGATGTGTCTGATGCCATTGAGGAATTTCTTGGGATGAACAGGTCAGGAAAGGATTCAAGAACGGTACACAGTTACGGTGAACCTTTTATCTGTCACAATTTCTTTGATGCTGGTGTTGAACCACATGGAGAAGGAATTGAAATCAAACGTGAAAAGGTGGTTGTCGGTCAGGTGTACAATTTAAGTTTGCCTGATCCTGATGATGAAGATGCAACAAAGAATTTCGATGATGCTGTTAAATTGTGGCTCGAATAAAATTATTGGTAAAAATTTGCACAGTAAATTTATTTGTTGTAGCTTTGCCTTAACAATTAAATCAAAAACTATGGAAACTAAAATGACTTACGAAGAATTCTTGGATAAATTCAAACCAATCAAAAACCATTTACAAGAAGACACTTCCTTTGACGGAATCATGTTTGAAACCTATGGTGAAGAGTTGGAATTTGTTACGGCACAGCCACATCAAAAAATCTGGACAATCCTTGAGGGTGAGGGTGAAACCGATGAAACCGAATTTTATATTGCCGAAGGCTATCATTTTGTTAATCGTTGGGGTTACATTGTGACCGAAGTTGGAAGGGAAGACGATAATGTTTATAATATTTTAATTGACTAAATATCATGCACGAATTTAGATTTACAATTTTCATATTTGCACTTGTATTATTTGTATGTGCATTGTGACCAACATTTTTGCTTTTTCACTTGCAGGTTGGACTTTATTATTATTTGGTTATATTTCATTAATATTTGACGAAGATGAGTAACGAAACAAAAAAGATTAAAGTATTAGCAACAAGATACTATTCGATTGAAACAGTAGTTGAAATCGAAGTCCCCAAAGAAATGGAATTTCCCGAAGAGTGGTCTTTAAAAGAATACCTTGAAGAAGATGAAACCAATTGGGATATTATTCAGGATGCTCTGGACAGGGAAGAGATCAGAAAGTATGAAGAAAACGGAATGATGATTGACAATGAAACATTTGAAGTAAATTAATTTGCACAGTAAATTTATTCTTTGTAAATTTGTATCAAAATTAAACAACTATGAAAAAAGCAATCGAATTTGAAAATGATTACATTAGTTTGCATCTTGATGTGATCTCTGCAATATGTGATACTTTAACCCAAAAGAAAATAGTATCGGTATTCTTAAACAATAGCCCTGTATATAGAACTATTGACGATCAATTTAGTGAAACTGTTTATAGGGTGGATGCTCTTAACGAATCTATTACCTTAGATATGGGTGATGATTATTCTGATGTCACAATGGAAGACTTGGATTTCCAGTTGTTAATTGCAATCCTTAAAGAAATTGAGGGAGAAAATTATGATGTTGACGAAGAAATTGTTGAAATCATAAAGGAAATTTAATTTGCACAGTAAATTTATTCTTTGTATATTTGCTTAACATTTAAAACATAAAACAATGACACGATTAATAATAGTTATCGAAGATGGGGCAATTCAAAGACTTGTCACCGATGGTTCAATAGAATGCTTTATCTTTGATAAGGATATTCTGAAAACTGGTGAAGCTGGAAAAGAGGATTACAAAGAGGATGGTTGGGGTTTAGTATATATGAATCAAAGAGAATTCGATGAAACCCTTGCACAAGAAGTGAAGGATTGGGAAGATTATATTGATGAACAATCAAACTAAAAATAATAATTTTATTAAAGAATGGGATTCGAGTTCAGAAGCAGGAAGGATTTTGGGAATTGGTAGTAGTCATATTCGTGAGTGTTGTTTAGGTAAAAAATATTATAAAGCATATAAAAATTTTTATTGGCATTATAAAAAAAGTTAATTTTTATTTGTACAGTAAATAAATTTGTCATAAGTTTGTAGTGTTAAAGGATTATTAGAAGGTATTTGGAAGGAAACTCTTTCATAAAAATATATCTTATAATATTTAAAGCGGATCTCCAAAGGGTTCGCTTTTTTTATGTTAAAATTATTTGCACAGTAAATTTATTATTTGTATCTTTGAATCAAATATAAATCAACAACTATGGAACAAGAATTAAAAAACGATCTAATTGCCTCTTGGAATGAAGCAGAAGAACTTCACACATCATTGACTACACTTACCGATGAAGAGATTATAGAGTGTAAGGGTGCTCTGATTGAACGAGTTAATATGATTAAACATTGGCTTGGTAAGTATGTTAATGAATCTGATGTTATACAAGAACTTAAACATGAAAAAGAATATGTTCAAAGGATTTCATGGGATTCTGTCAAAGCTGACTGTAAATATCCTATTGATGATAATAACAATGGATTTATCTATGGTTTGAATTATATCGACTTCGAAGGTGAAGGTGATATTACTGAGGTCGAATGGTTTGAAACATCTGAGGAACGTGAAACAGCAATTATTGATGGAAATTATATTGTAGTTTTTGATGAATAAATTTGCACAGTAAATAAAATTTCCTTAGATTTGTATCAACATTTAATAACGGTTTGCGTGTTTATTTAGTTGCGATTTAATACTACAAAATTATGATAACAGAAAAAGAATATTTAGAAGCACAAAAGATTGTTGACAAGTACAAAAGTGAGCAATTGAATAAACACGCTGTTATAAGCTGTGTTGTTGTGCGTGAGGATTGCCCCAATGATTATTGGTATAGCAACCAAAAAGGAAAGCAATTTAATATAAAGACTTGCCACTATTCAGATTTGCGAGAAGTGGAAGGATTTAGCAATAAAGAACCTAATGAGTGTTGGAAGGTTGCTGATGGTGAATTTGCGGGGAACGTGATGGCAAAACAACATTGCTTATAAGGATTTGTTGGCTGATGCCTATAAGAATTCTTATTCTGATTGGTATAAAGATTTCTTGCGGGAAATGAAAAACTTTTCTGAAAATATCTTAAAGAAAATGTTGCACAGTAAATAAAAATTCCTTAGATTTGTATCAAATATAACATCAAAATGAAACCAGTAAGAAGTGTATTCGGATTATGTGTTCTGCTTGAGGACAAGAAGAACAAAATTACATTCTATCAGAAGGTTGGAGAACAACATGAGGTTGTTGATGTGAATGGAATCCTAAACGCGACACTTGGAATGTTGAAACATATGACACATTATGGTTTGTTATATTATACAGAAGAAAAAATTAAAAAGGAAGTTTCCAAGAAAAAAGTTGCACAATAAATTTATTTTCCATATCTTTGAATCAAATATAAAAACCAAATACCATGAGTGAGAAAATAAACTTGACCAAAAAATTGAATGCCTTCCTTGACAGATGGTTTGATAGTCTACCCTTTGAAGGATTGTATGATATCTTCGGTATTTCCCTTGAAGATATTGGAGATGATCAAGAGTTGATTATTGAATTGGATAAGATGCACGAAGCTTGGAATAAAACATCAATGAATGGTAAATTATATTGGTTCGATTTCTTATATGATTTATATAAAGATTATACTATTGAACTTGATGGACCTTTTAATTTTTAATTTTATAAGACGGAGCGTAAAACCCACCCATCGGAACGTGGGTGGGATGTAAGCGACCATTAACCTTGTGATAATATATATTGACGAATGGTTTCTGGTGATGCTTCACCAATTGAACAAACAAAGAAACCATCAGACCAAAGTAACCGCTGATACCAATATTCTTGACGTAATGTAGTGTGATGCAATAACCATAGCTGACGTGTAGATTCTTGTTTTAACCTGCGAACCATTTGCGAAACTGATAAACGAGGAATATACCTAACTAAGAAATGGATATGATTGATGTCGCTTTCCATTACCTCTATTTCAAAATCTGAACTATCAGCTATAGATTGAAAAATATCTTTTAAATCATCATTTAACTGACCTACTAAAATATTTCTACGATACTTAGTAACTAAGATTAGATGACATTTTAGATAATGTTTTGAACGATTTGTAGAAATGTAATTTGATTGCATAATGTAGTATTTTGTTTAAATTATTTACAACCAAAGACGGAATGATTTAAACAAAATACGGTATCAAATAAAATAAATTTAACCAAAACTTGTAATTTAGATAAAAATGTTGTACTTTTACAAAAGTTTAGACTATTTAATAATATATGCTTAAAGGATACAAATACAGAATATTCCCAACGGATGACCAAAAAACCCAATTACAAAGGTATTTTGGTGTAAATAGATTAGTATATAATCTTGGTTTAGAAACCAAGACTGTTGCGTATGCTTCAAATAAAACATCAATATCTAAATACGATTTAATTAAACAACTTCCAGAATTAAGAAATGAATTTGATTACATTAAAGAATGTCCAAGTCAAATACTACAACATAGTATTATCAATTTAGACACAGCATATCAAAACTTTTTTAAAGGTAAGGGGCAATTTCCTAAATTTAAAAATAAGTATTCTAAACAGTCAGTTACATTTCCACAAGGTTTTGAGGTTGATTTTGATAACAACATTTTAAAATTACCTAAATTAAAAGAGGTTGCTATTGATTATCATAGATTGTTCAAAGGATTACCAAAAAGAGTTACATTAAGCAAAACTGTTACTGGTAAATACTTTGTATCAATATTGGTTGATACACAAATAGAAAAGCCAAAACAAAAGTTAATTAAAACGGAAACATCTGTTGGAATTGATTTTGGTATTAAAGACTTAGCTATTACTTCTGATGGTGTGGTATATGAAAATAAAAACTTTTTCAAATCACAACAAAAAAGATTAAGAGTTGAACAGAGAAGCTTTGCAAGAAAACAGAAAGGTTCAATAAATAGAGAAAAACAAAAATTAAAAGTAGCATTATTGCAAGAAAAAATCCGTAACCAAAGGACTGATTACTTGCATAAAATATCTACTGAATTAGTAAACACGTATGATACAATTGTATTAGAAGATTTAGCAGTTAGTAATATGGTTAAGAACCATAATTTAGCTAAAGCCATATCTGAAATGGGTTGGCGACAATTAAGAACAATGCTTGAATATAAAACTGAATGGCAAGGTAAAAATATTGTTGTAATTGGCAGATTTGAACCAAGCAGTAAAGTATGTTCTAATTGTGGAAACCACAAGAAAGATTTAAAACTTTCAGATAGAACTTATGATTGTGATAAGTGTAGTAATTCAATGGATAGAGATTTAAACGCCGCTTATAATATAAAGAATTTCGGGGTTAGGGACAACCCTTTGTACGCTAACGTAAGTCATTAGGCTATGCGTTGTGCAGGAAGCCCATCCCATCAGCTATGCTGTGGGTGGGTAGTTCACTCCTAACATCCAAGAACATATCAATGGTTGAAGATTTGTGTAGTGATTTAATTTTATTACATCTTCTTCAGTCTTTGCGGAACTAACTGGAATTATGTGGTCGATATCCCACCCAATATTATATTTTCCCTTTTCATATCTTCCATAATTATCCCAATTCATCCAATCTTCAAATTGCGATTCAAGATAAGATTTAAATTCATTAAAGGAACAACCTAAAATTAATTCGGTTTTTGAGTTCTTTTTGTATCCATTTTCTTTAAAATTTTTTTGTATAGATACTCTTATGTATATAGTTAATTTATACAATTCATTGTTTTTTCTTATCTTTATTATTTTGATAATATATTTTTTTGTGTTCTTTTATTTTTTCTTTATTTACTTCACGATAAATTTCACCGTATTCTTTTCTGTCCATAATTACAATAATAATGAAAAAATGATAAAAAAAACAATAAAATTATTTGTACAGTAAATAATTTTAACATATCTTTGCTTAACAATTAAAATCAAATTATATGTGTGGAACAACTGGATTATCGAGAGATCAATTTCTTATGTCAATCAGAAGCAACGGAAAAGTGATGGGTTACATTGAAATGAAGGATGGCAAAATTGTTACCGATGGACAAATTGGTACACATGAATACGATAATTTTGTTGAACTCATTAAAGGGTTACAAGGATTTGATATTAAAATTGATGATTTCTTCTGGTAAAAACTTGCACAGTAAATAAATTTATCATATCTTTGGATCAAAATTAAACAACTAAACAAATGAGCAATCCTTATTCAAGACCACAAAGTGGATATTTACCTTTGATTCTCAAAGGGTTTGAAAATCTCGGAATGACAAATGAATTTAAGTTATTTACCGAAGTAAAGGTAAAACTTGGTATTACATCATCCTTTACGGGTAATGTAAAAGTGATTTCTGAATTAAAGCAACCTTGTATTAAGGCACTTGAAACACTTGGAGATAATGAAGGTGCTAAGTATTACATTCATGGTTTAACTCATGGTGATTTTTCGGTGTGTTCAACTGACGGTGCATTTGTTTATAATCCAAACGATGCAAAGGCTGTTGCCTTTGTTAAAGAAATGACAGAGGGTGAAAAGAATTGGAAATCAGGCGAATTATATTTTAAATCATAATTAAATATATAGTATATGAATGAAAAAGGTGTATGGAGTTATGGCAATGAGTTTATTGTCAGACAAGTTGAACATGGTGTAGAAATATACATCAACAATGAAAAAGTTGGATTCATGGCGGGATATACTATTCCTGAAATTGATGATGAAGAACTGAATATTTGTTTTGATGTTGAGGTAGCAAATTGGCTTGAAGAAAATTATTGGTGAAAATTTGCACAGTAAATAAATTTTGCTTATCTTTGTACATAAATTAAATCTATGAAGAAACTATTATTTTTGATATTTTGTATTCTGACTATAACATTGGTTAATGCTAATAATTACAAACCTTTAAAATTGGTTTATTATTATACAACAGAACCTTCAGATACAATTCGGTTTCCTACTCTCATGAAACAATATTGCGAAATAAGTCAATACTTTAGTTTGGAAACTATAAAAAAGGGAAAGGATAAAAAAATTGAGGTTTATACATCAAATGGTGTATTACTCGGAACTATGTATGGTATTCCTTCTAAATCAATACTAATTGATATATATAATGACTATCAGAACAAAATTACCACAAGATATTGATGAATTTGTTTATTAAGTTGTTTTAATTGTTCTGGAAAAGCCTGACTTTCATCAGGCTTTTTTGGTTTATATACTTGCACAGTAAATTTATTTTCCGTATATTTGCATCAATATCAAATCAAGATTATGTGCAAAGAAAAACTATTTCATAAATCAGTTTCATATACCACAAATGATGGTATTGATTGTTCTTGCGAAATTGAGGATATATTTGATGAAAATTGTATCTTAATTTTGGTGAATAAGAAATTACATTTTAAGGTAAATGTTGAGTTCATTATTAAATCAGAAAAGGAGATCAATAAACTTGCAAAGAAAAAACTTATTGTTAATCTGATTTATGGTAAACAAATTATAATATGAGTGTATTTATTATGGATGCTCGAAGATGTATCTATAATAAATTATTGTTAAACACTCTTTATTATGAGATTATACACAGAAGATGAACTCACACAAAAGATTAACAACATTCAATCCCTGGATGAAAAAAGCACAATGATATATATTTTAGTAAAATCTGGATCAATAACAGTAGAAGTGTTTAAAGAATTGTTAAAAAATTTAAACTAAATTTTCCTTTTTTATATATCTATTCACATACGAACATAAAGGTTGAAGATTTGTATAATGATTTAATCTTATTACATCTTCTTCTGTTTTTGCAGAACTAATAGGAATTATGTGATCAATATCCCACCGTTAAATACAAAAAGCTATGATCATAAAAAATAATAGAGGATATGTAGTTACTTGCCATGTGTGCAAGACTGAAAACCTGCAAGGTTCATTCAACTATACACCTGCATTCTCTGATGCCATTGATACAGTATATATAGGATATTGTACCGAACACAAACAAGAAGCGCAACAAGAACGTAACAAACAAGATGCAGCAAGGATGAGATTACAAGATCAAGATTCATGATAAAATTATTTGCGCAGTAAATTTATTTTATGTATCTTTGACCTATCAAATAACAATTTAAACAACAAAACTATGGCAAATCAAAGACTTTATTTAAATGATGATCAGATCAAGCTTATCAATGGAACTTCACGATTCTGTTGGATATGTGGTATGTTTCAATCTAATATCAGAGCGCTGAAAGATGGAAGAAAATATCTGAGAGAATCAGTATTCAGTGATGATGGAATTGTCGAACACTTGGAACAAATTGTTGGTAAAATTAAATTCGAATAAATTTGCACAGTAAATTTATTCTTTGTATATTTGCTTAACATTAAAACAACAAAGCAATGAATGGAATGACATTTGAAGATGCAAAGGAATTAAAGAATGGTACAATCCTACATTCAATGAGTGCAAATAATGCCGATGGTACACCTCAACGATGGAGGGTGAATGGAAAACCAAAGACATGGAAAACCCGACCAACAGAAATCAGCATACCCGTGAAACACGGACTGTATCAATATGGTAAAATTACTGAAAGAGATTTACCTTATTTTTCATTAACCACTGAATAATAAAATCATGGACAGAAAATTAATTGATATTAAATTCACCGATGAATACAAAGGTGTTAAGAAAGGAACATTTTTTGAAGTACCATGTAAATTCTTCGGCAGAGAAGGTACACAATTATATAAAATATTTGGATTTGAAAATGATGTTGTGTATGCTCAAAGATTAAATAAAAGGACAATGAAGATGCCAAATAATGCACCTATCCTTGAGTCATTTAATTTTAATACGATTTTTCCAAATTAACTTGCACAGTAAATTTCTTTTCCGTATATTTGAATCAAATAATATATCAAAGCTATGAGCAAATATCTTCATTTATCAAATGATTACAATGAATTGCAAGAAAAGGTACTCGATGCCCTTCAAAAAGAAATTGCAATGAGTAAGCTTGAATCCGATCATATACAAGGAAATGCTTTAAAGGTTAATGTATTTGATTATAGTGAATTGGTTATGATTGATGGGCGGTTAATTTTTTTGGATTCACATGGTTATCATTATAGTTTATTCTCAGAAGCTACAATTGAAGATTTAATTGATATTTTAAATAATATCAAATAAAACTTGCACAGTAAATAAATTCTTTGTATATTCGAATCAAATATCAATCAATGAAACACATTAAAAATAATGATAAAGAAAAAGATTTATTAATAGACCAAATTCTAATCAAGGTTAAAGAAAAAGGTAAACATTCAATGGATGAAATTTCCATAAATTGGGTGGCTGATTATAAAGGTGTTTATGTTTATTATGAAGTACCTTTTGATAAACGAAGAAAAGGTGTTATTTACGGTGCAAAAATAACACAACTATTTCCTTATCCAAAAATGAAACATTTATTGAATTATGATATTGACAAATTAGATATTATATTAAAACAACTTGCACAGTAAATAAATTCTTTGTATCTTTGGTTCAACATTAAACAACTAAACAAATGGCAAAGAAAACAAAAACATGGAAAATCGGTGAATGTTGGTTCATCTCTTAACATCTCTATTTATTTTACTACATAGTGGTTGAAGGTTTAAATAATGATTAAGTTTAATAAGTTCTTCTTCCGTTGTTGCACAAGATGATTTAATAATATGATCAATATCCCACCCATAATTCATTTCACCATTATATTTTCCATAATTAACCCAAGTCATCCAGGGTTCAAATTTTGATTCGAGATATATTTTAAAATCATTTACACTACATCCAAGTATATCTATGGTTCTATCTTTTTTAAGATATCCTCTACTTCTTATTGATGATCTAATAGTACTTTTAATTTTTACTTTAAGTCTGAAAATAGGATCGTTGATTAATCTTCTTTTATAACTTTCATAAGACTGTTTAACTATTTTTTCTTTATTGATAATATAGTTATCTTTTCTCTTTTTACTAATAGATTCTTTATTTTTAACCCTGTAATCCTTACCGTATTCAATTAAATCATCTTTCTTACCATGAAAATATTCTAATCTTTTATCTTTGTTATTTTCATAATATAGTTTTGATCGTTGTAATTCGTATTCAATATTATTGTTTCTATATTCTTTACCATAATCATTAACACATTGTTTACATTTATTTTTGTATCCATCTTTATTTGATGATTGCTTACTAAATTCATTTATATCTTTTTCAGCTCCACATTTAATACATATCTTTTGCATATTCACCTATTTTATTATAAATATATAGAAAGTTAACAAAAAACTTGTACAGTAAAATTATTATGCATATATTTGTTTAACAATTAAAAACAAGAATATGGCTAAATTAAAAACTATCACCAAAACCTATAAATTGGGGGAGGTTTGCAAAGGCGGAATTATCACAGTTGAAATCACGGGCAAAGTAATTGCTGTTATCGGAAAAGATTGGGATTTTTCCACAGGCTCAAGGCGTTCATCTGATCAATCAAATGCAAAGGAATTCACACGTGGAACAATTGAAGCCACTGACTCAAATGCACACAGAAAACTTGATGATTTTCTGAATGACCTCACAACTTCATACTATGCTGATCAAATACTTAAATGGATTGAAAGCGTTGTGGAACTGAAAGAAAATTCATTCTGGGATTAAAATATTGTTTGTTTTGTTATTGAACGACTGCCTTCAACTGAGGGTAGTCGTTTTTTTATATTAAAATTATTTGCACAGTAAATTTATTTTCCTTATCTTTGAATCAACAATTAAATAACAAAACAATATGAAAAAAACAACATTATTACTCGCTTTATTTTCAGTCATTCTTTTTGCAAGTTGCAACGTGGATGCTGCAAGGGAATTGAAAGTCAGAAATGAATACCCGCAATCAGCTAAAGTCATACCTATAGCGAAATCATCACTAACATCAGTTTATTATATAATTAATACTGATAGTTTTTTATATGAAGTGCATATTGAAGGCGGTGGGTTTTTTCCTCTTCAAATAACACAAACCTATTCAATCGGTAAAATGTCACAATTTTAATATATAATCCGATGAAATCAATACGAAGCCCGTCTTAATTGACTTTAATAATACGATATCTAATAAGTTATAGAAAAATTTAATCACGAAAAGAAACCCCCTACATTCTGGGGGTTTTTCTTTTAATATATTTGCACAGTAAATAAATTATCCGTATATTTGAACCAATATCAAATCAAGATAAAAACGCAAAACAATGAAAGTAAGAGTAATATTTGATGAGAATGAAAAGTTTGTGGGTGTTCAAGATGCTTCACAACCTATTGAAAAATATGTATCATATCTGTTGGGTGAATCAAAAGTATCTGGCGAAGGTATCACTAAACAATTAAAGGATATTGAATATTGGAACGAAGGCAGTTATATCATAGCTGATCTGTCCAATGACTGCAATAACAGATATGAATACGAATATGAAATCACATTCACTGCTGATAATGGAGTGTTTTATTTGATTACAAAATTATTTGAAGTTTAACTTGCACAGTAAAAATATTTGTTGTACCTTTGACTTAACAATTAAACAACAAAACAATGACAGCAAGAAAAGAAATACCCCAAACCATTAAACAACAATTATATGGTATGGGTACAATGCAAGTTATGAGCTGGGGAGCACATAATTGGAGTTATGGTGAAGACGAAAAGAAAAACACCTATCTATCATTTAAGGTGCAAGGCTTCAAATTCAAAGGTATTGTAAGAATTACATATATTGATGGAGTTGATGTATACCGTCTGGATTTCTATAAGAGAAATGAAATTAAACATACTGTTGAAGATGTTTATTTTGATGAAATGAATAATATCATTGACCGATACGTTGAAACTGATAATGGCAAATCAGATCAATATAAAAAGAAAGTTGAAAAGAAATATAAAATAAGTTAGTTCTGTTTATTCCTTCTATGGTCAACTTTAAAAAACCTGATGTAAAAAGTCAGGTTTTTTATATTAAATTTATTTGCACAGTAAATAAATTTATCATATCTTTGCCTTAACATTAAACAACAAAGCAATGAGTGTTAGAAAACAAATGCCAAAGTCAGTTACTTATAAATACAGAGTTGGACAAACGGTAGTATTAGAAGACGGCAGAACAGGCAAAATAAAGGACTATCAGGTATCAATAATTGATAACAAAGCAATTCCTTCATATTGGATATTATTCAGCAAAAAAGTATTCTCTGATGGTTATCCTCGTAACATCTGGGAATCATCAATCATATCAACCAAAGTCAAACATTTTATTGAATTTATATCAATGAATAAAGATCAGGCTGAACGAATTGCAAAATTTTGGGGGGAACTGAAAACGAAATGGAATAAAAAAGAAATTGAATTAGATGTAGTTCAATTGATCGAAATTCAAAAAGGAATAAATAATTTCTTCCCACAATTCAATTATTATTTGGATAAACATTCATAATTTATTTGCACAGTAAATAAATAAACCTTATCTTTGACCTATCAAATCAACAATTAAACTATGGAAACAATAGAATTATTAAATAAAAAAATAAAAGAAGGCAAATCTATAGCTTGGTATTCAATTGGATATTATATTTCAGCTGGTGGCGAATATTCGTTTAGTGTAAAAATTCCTATATTCGGCACACAAAATAGAGATCAGAATGTTTGTAAAGTTCTTATTGATTTTCTGGGTGAAATGTTTTGGATAAATGTTAATCAGAATCAGATATATTCTGGTGGCGGATATGGTCATGATACATTTAAAGCTGGTAGATTATTACGTTTTGAATTGGAGGATATTGCGAAAAATAATTAAATTAATTTGCACAGTAAATTTATTATTCATACCTTTGAATCAACAATTAAACAACAAAACAAATGAAAGTACTTAAAATTGATGTAGTAACCAAAACGATTATCGAAATCGAATTGGAAAAGGGTTTAAAACCCATATACGAAGCTTTAGGAAACGACTGTAATATGTTTGATTGTCCTGTTGAACTTGATCAGGCTGATGTTATCTATTGTGATGAGGAAGGTTTGTTTCATGATAATATTGGCGGGTTCATGATGAAAAATTGGTCATATCCTATCGTTGGAAACGGACTTGTTATTGGAACTAATACAAACAATGGCGAATCTGTTTCATGTAAAACAACAAAACAAGAACTTGAAAAAATGATCATCTGGGTGACTGTTGATGATTGTCAAATCTGGATTGATAAAAATATATAAAATACTTTTCTGTCTGCCTTTGTATCACGCAATTAAGCCTAATGTAAAAAGTTAGGCTTTTTTGTTTGATTTATTTGCACAGTAAATAATTTTATATTATCTTTGAAGTACAAATATTTAAACAATTAAATACTTAAATCTATGAAAACCTCACGAATCTTTATCGCATTTTATGTTATCCTTATTTTAGCAATTGTTCTTGGTGCTTGTTCTGGTATTATTAAATAATTTCTTTTTTTAAATTGTTGTTAGGAAAGTTGTTCAGAAATGAGCAACTTTTTTTTGTAATCACTTCCACAGTAAATAATTTTATATTATCTTTGAATCATCAAATAACAATTAAACCTATGAAAAAAGTATTATTATTATCCGTATTATTATATCTATTATCTTCATGTACTCAAGAAACATATTATCCAAAAAATGATAATTCAGCAATAATTATAACTGTTGAAAAACCACATGGAAGTTATAAATATGCATACACTTTTAAGGGACAAAAAACCTGGTCGGAGAATAACCAAAAACAAATTGTAGCAAATTATAAAATCGCTGAACTATTCACAAATTATAATTTTTCAGTTAATGATAATATATTTGGTAGAATTAGTAAATCTGATAGTATAGTATTTATTAAAAGAGTTATACAAACATATTAAATTTGCACAGTAAATAATTTTATCGTAAATTTGAACTATCAAATAACAACTAAAACAACAAACATTATGAAAAAATTATTATTATTACTCGTAATCACTTTCATCTCTATTAATTCTAATGCACAAATTGGTATGAATTATGACAGATTTAAAATCAACCCTTCATACTTTAGTTTTAAATCAGATACAATGGCATTTGAAATAAATGAAATTGATAGATACGTGACAATTATATTTGTTAATAATATTTGTACCTATATTAAGTTTGAGTTTACAAACAAAAAAATTGCAAATAAATTTCTTAATGCTACCGAAATTAAAAATTGCTATTTCGATTATGGTTTCAGTAATAAAAAATACTATTGCATATTATCAATGAATGATATTTGTAAAAAATAATTAATAATTCACTTGCACAGTAAATAAATTATTCATACCTTTGCTTCAACAAAATAACAAAACAATGGCAATTCAAACCTATTATATCAAAGGCAAGTCAAAAAAAGAAATCAATGAACGTATTGCTCAAGGCAAATCTGTTTATGGTGAATCATTTTCTATGTTTGGCGGTGCTGGAACTAAGGAAGTTCACGAAATGAACAATGGTGATGTTATCAAAATATTTGATAGCTATTCACGGGGCAATCCTATTGCTAAATCTTATGGAAACTGGGACACTAAAAAACAAAAAATAAAATAATATGGGAGATGAGGTAGATATCTTCGGACGAAGATAATTAACATATCTTATAGCATTACGTCTGAACGTGGTCTGAAATAAGCCACGTATTTTTTATTTAATATATTTGCACAGTAAATTTCTTTTCCGTATATTTGAACCAATATCAAATCAAGATAAAACGCAAAACAATGGACAACAAAACAGAAAAAAAGATAACCAACAAAGAACTTCGGGGACGAAAAAAGATAAAACTTTTAAGAAATTAGTCCGTAGTCGTATACGACAAACAGCTAAAAAAGAAATTAAAAATAATTAATAATTCACTTGCACAGTAAATAATTTTAAATTACCTTTGTATCATAATTTTAATCACATTTTAAAAATTGAATGTATGACAAACGAAATTAAATTATCAAAAAAAGCTGAAATTATTAGTTTAATCATTAATAACGGCGGTTCTGCTACCTTTGGTCAAATGTTAGCAATTGTTGAAGAAAAACAACTTAAAACGGGTAATCCATTAAAAAATGAAGGTATCACAAAGTTAGTAAGTTATAATATGTTACTTAATAGCAATTACACTAATGTAGTAAACAACGCAAGAATTAAAGAGGCAACTGCAAACGGCGAAACTGCTGAAAAATTTGTAGCAAAGGAAAATTGGTTTACAACAATTGTAGATTCTTTTAATGGTTCACTAATTGCAAAAAAATCTGATACTAATTGCCAATACCTTAAATTTATTTGCAATGTAGGTGTAACTAAAAATCTAGGCTATTTTGTTAATGGTATCGAAGCAACCGAAGAGCAAATAAAAATTATCAAACAGTTCAAACCTACAACTGCAAAGGCTTTCAATCAAGGACTCGAAAATGATGTAATTGTTAGAACAGTAAAATTAGAAGGGATAAAACAAATAAAGGTAGGCGAAGAGGTTAAATTTGCCGAATAACAATATCCAACATATCACAAAGAGCCTGATGTAATAGTCGGGCTTTTCTCATTATAGGATATACATATCATTTTAAGTACCTATCAACAACCACAACAAACGATAATATAAAAGTAGTGTTATCTATCGATTTAACCTTTGCGTTTAACAGTGAGCTTTAAAATGATTAAAAAATAAATTTAATAATATACTTGCACAGTAAATATATCCTGCTATATTATAAGATATATTATATACAACAGCAAACATATAAGGGACATGGACATATGTGGGGTATGGGTATAGGGTATGGGTATCCCCCCACCAGGGCCAGTATATCCCCCCCCCCTTAAAAAGGGGCCTCAATATACCAAGTGAACTTTTAGTCAAAAATTTTTCCAGGCTTAAAACAACCCTAATTTAAGGTAGTTATCAATTTTTTAAAATTTTTCCGATAAAGAATTTTTTAAAAAAATCAGAATCTTTATTATGAAACAGGGGATACAAAACGTGAGAGGAGGGCAAAAAACGGATCTTGTTTCTGAAGAAGTTCAAAATCTAAAAATATTTTTCAGGAAAAAATTACCAGATATTATCAGATATTTATAAGAAATATAATTTTATGAGAAGTGATGAGAAGAAGAAGTGTATGGAAGAGGCAAATAGAATAGCAGAGCAGGCATACATAAAGAGCAGGGAAGAGATGGGAGTTATGGGAACGGAAGAAGAGTCAAAGGATTTGATTAGACAGAAAAAAGTAGAGATATGATATTTCCCGAAATAGATTCCTTTGCTCAGAGGAATGACACATGCTGCATTCATCACGAGCACGGTTTCACAATCCCAACCATATAGTTAGCCCCTTGAAATCTTACAGGTCTATCCTGATCCTTATTTAATATTAACTTTTTCATTTTAAAAGGTTTTTTCTTTCAATTTCTTTAACAATTTTTATCTTTTTAACTTCATAGCCATTTGAAAATTTTTGGTCAACATCCTTGGCTTTGAAGGTCACTTCAAATTCATGAAGGGCACCACCATGATGTTCGTCAGTCACAAAGAACCAAAGTTTTTTTGGTGAGGAGTATTCTTTTCCTATTTCGAGTTCTGACACTTTTTTAAATTCTGTTCCATTCTCGTTTTTGTCGTACACGTTCAGCACGTCCCAAGTAATTGCGATATAACCAGTTTGCATAATATTTTGTTCAATATAATCGGCAATCTCAATCACTGAATTGTTATCAATCCAGAGATGATCATGTCCATTTATTTTAAGTGAGAAATCCCCGTCACTTGGATCGAGAACAACATCACTGATAGTTTTTATTGGATTACTTCCAGCTTTTAATTTTTTCTCATGATCATCAAAAAATTTACTTAATGGGAGCGAAAGCCCACTCATCGCTTTTTAGCGTGGGTGGGATGTAAGCGACCTGCTCCGTTAATTGCACTACAAAGTTAATAATTATTTTAAATAAATTTTGTTGTTTCTTTAAATATTTGTATATTTGTACATATTTATAATTGATGTTAAAGGCTTTTAAATACAAAATTAACCCTACAAAGGAACAATCCATTTTGCTGAATAAGCATATTGGAGCAAGTCGTTTTGTATTTAATTTAGCCTTAGAATGCAAACAGATGGCTTGGGCTGGCAATAAAGTTAATTTAAGTTGCTTTGCACTACATAGCCAATTAAAAGACCTTAAAACTGAATGTGAATGGCTTAAAGAAATCAACAGCCAATCATTACAACAATCAATAACCAACTTAGATAAGGCATACACAGCTTTTTTTAAAGGACAAAATAGTTTCCCAAATTTCAAAAAGAAATCAAACGGAGGTAGTTTTAATATCCCACAAAGCGTAACGTTAGAAAACAGCAAACTAATCATTCCAAAATTCAAAAAGGGGATTGATATTATTTTGCACAGACCAACTAAAGGAGATATAAGACAAGCTACAATTAGCAGAACTCCAACAGGCAAATACTTTGTGTCTATCCTTTGTGAAACTGGTGAAGCAATTAAACTAAAGGCAAAAATCAAAGAAAATACAACCGTTGGAATAGACTTAGGAATTAAAACATACCTTGTTGCATCTGATGGTAAAGAATTTGATAATCCTAAATTCCTTCGCAAGGCACAAAGCAAATTAAAATATGTACAACGCAAATATTCAAAGCACAAAGGGAAGAGAACGAGGCATAAGTTGGTTATTCTACACGAAAAAGTAGCTAATCAACGTAAAGACTTCTTACACAAAACTTCAAGCGAACTTATCAAGAACCACGAAAGCATAGCTATTGAAGATTTAGCAGTTTCCAATATGGTTAAGAACCACAAACTTGCACAATCAATAAGTGATGCAGGGTGGTCAACTTTTGTAACTATGTTGGAATACAAAGCAGAATGGTATGGCAAGAACATTCTAAAAATAGGCAGATTTGAACCATCATCGAAACTACACGCAAATTGCGGACATATAAACAAAGACCTAACTCTAAAAGATAGGGAATGGACTTGTCCAAAGTGTGGTGAAGTTGTTTCGAGGGATGTTAATGCTGCCATAAATATTAAATCATTTGCATTAAAAAATATCTTATCTGGAACGGATAGGAAAAATCAAGGTAAGTTGCCAACATTAGTTGGAGCGTTAACCCTTGAAGCCCATCCCATCGCCTTTGGCGTGGGTGGGTAGTTCACTATACAAATTATGTTTCATATTATCTTAGTCAGTTTAATCCTTATAATACGAATACGAAACATAAGTATTTTCACTGGTCAATTTTTTCGATTGAGTCCATCCAGACATCCATATAATATTCGGTACCACAATCATTAACGCATTTATAGCCATAAACAAATATTTTACATTTATATAGTCCTGGTTCAGTTGGAATGTTTCTTATGTCTGTTAGGTTATCATCAAGATAATCACCATCAAAAATATTTTCAGTAATAAGATTTGGTTCACTGTTGATAAGGATTGCTGTTTTGTTTGCACCGATTGCTATCAAGCTGTTGAATGCATTTGATGTACGATTGGTGTTACAGTTAAATTCGTCCATATTAATTTTTTTACAAAGTTAAGTAAAATAAATTTACTGTGCAAATTATTTTTGAAAGACTTTTACAGATTTAATTCTAAAAGTACTATCGGTTGCATTTTCGTTACATACAGCATTATTTAGGATTATAAGCATAGAATCTTTTTCACCATTAAACCATTTAAGGATTTTTGGGTTTGTTGTTCTTAAAATTTTATGACCATCATAAAAGATGTCTATAAAATCTTTAGTCCAATGGCAAATATATTTAACATATTGGTTGGTTGCATTTTTTATTGGATGATTTTCTGCGCGATAAAAATCTTTTGTACCATCAGCAACAACGCCAAAATGTATATTTGGTTGTAATCTCCAGTCTTCATGTTTATGGTTATCACTTAACATACATTCACCAGCATCTGAATATCCTTCAACAAGATCAATTTCAGGTGGCCAGGTATTTACACCTGTGAGCCAAATGGCTGGCCAAATATTTTTTTCTTTTGGTAACGTTGCTTCAATTTCAAACCAACCGTAATGCCAGTTTTGGTGGGTGAATATTGCACCCATACCTATATTATGTATAACGCCATCAAATTCTTTGGGTTTATTATGTGATTCAAGAATTAATGTATTATATGTTATTCTTATGAAATCTTCGGTATCACCCCAATAGGAGAAATTATTATACACACCACAGCCCCAAGGAGATCCGATTCCCCAATTTGTTTTATTTAGGTTGTTAAAATTATCTTCGAATACAAGTTTGTAATCGTTAGGTGGGTATATAGTTTTTGATTTAATATTTAAGAAATATCTAATTCTTGATAATAGTTTGAATTTCAATACGGATAATGAATCTTTAAATGATCGTACCATAGCTTAATTGGTTTAATATAAGTATTAACCATAATGATAAAAATTTGGGTGTATTTAAAACTATTTATAAGAAAAAAATACAAATGTTAACACGAGAAAATATCCCACAAGAAGTTATGTCGGCTTTCAATAATAATGTCACTATTGGCGTTGCTTTTGTTAAAGCGGATGGTGCTGTAAGGCACATGGCTTTCAGAAAAAAATTAAATTCCTATATTGGAAGTAGTGCTGATAAATCAGACGCCCAAATAAACATGGCAAACAATAACAATCTATTGACTGTTGTTGATACCAACACATTCATACAATTCATTAAAGGTGGAATGGATAAAGCTTTGGCTGCAAGTAAAAGTTGGAGAAATATTAAAATGGAAAGGGTTATGGCTTTCAAGTTGAAGGATAGGGTATTCGATTTCAGGGATGAAAATGAAATCAAAGAAAAATACGGTGAAGAAATATATAATTCTTTAAGTCATGGAATGATCAAAGCTATGGAACAACAAAGGCTTGATGCTGAGTATGAAACCGATAAAATGGTGACAGAACCAGCTGTTGATGAGATGTATGGAATGGAAGTTGGTAGCGGTTTCGATCAAGGTGCTATGGGTGAAGGTAGTTGGATGGAAACCAGAGCTGGAGCCAAGGGTAATGTTTATGAAGATCTTAAAAGAATAAGGGAAGTCATGGGAATGGAAGCCAGTGATAATAATTTTCCTGAACCAACCGAAGAAAGTCTTGGGCATATTGTTAAGATTACATATCAAACATGGAATGAAGATTCAGCTGAAAACGGTGATTTTTCAGATTCTGGTTGGGTAGACGAGCAAGGCGTATCAATGGAACCAGATGATTATGATTCAGATGAAGGAATAACTGTTATTGAAAAAACTGTACAATTTCTCGCAGATAAAGGCGCCTCAGAACCAAGTAGTTCTGCTTTCCATAGTGGTATTTGGTATAGTGATAATCCAGAGATGGATCAACATTCAGGTGAATATGAACAAAGAGGGTATCATCTTTATGGGTATGCGCCAGACGAAGAAGAAAAAATCTTTTATGAGATTACAAAGAAATTAAATGAGTTTGGTAATTTAGAACGAGAACCTTGGGAAGATCGGGATGATCCTAATGGAACAAATCCAGATAAAGTCCTTAGACCAATTGGCGTTGATGAGGTGAAGAAAACAAAGAAGATTCTTGTTACAGAAGCTCAGATGGAAAAGATAAAGAGACATTTGGGGTTATCTGGAAAGAAGAAAATTCTTGTAACTGAGCAACAGATGAGTATAATTGTAAAACATAGGTTAGTTGAGTTAGTAAAATCAAAACTTAAATAAATTATATGCGGTGGATAAATACAGCGAAGAAGAGAAATCAAAGATGCGTTGTATTTCAAAAGCATTAAGTTATGCTTATTTAAATGATAGAAGTTTAGGTGGTAAGTGTAAAGATATTATAATTAAAGAAATAGAAAGATTAGATAAAGAGACAGATGACGAATAAATTAAATGAAAATATAAATTCGATACGCAGATTGCTTAATCTGAATGAAGATTTTGAAGTTCCTCACCAGGAGGAAATATTTGATAATTCAGGACCAGCTGATAATAATGGCGCCAGAATGGGTGATCTAAAGGAATATGAAGAAGACGAAGATGAAACAACTTTTCATTTGCGGGTTTTTGATGTTGAAGAGGATGGTACAGCTTTCGTTGAGGTGGCTAATGGTATGGGCACTATTTATCGTGGTACTGTGAATATGATAGACGCTTAATCGTTTTTCATATTAGAATGTTTTTTAATAATTAAAGATATTTTTTTCAACATTGTTTTATTGTTTGATTCTATTTTATTTAATTGGACAGTATCTTGTACTGATTTATTTGGTGAGTTTGTTGTTTCTTTTCTTATTTCATTATCGATAATTTTTCCGAGTGTAATATAATCAGCTTGTAGGCTCATATATTCTTTTCTCAAAGATGAACAATCATCAGTTTTAAAATAACCTGCGGTAAGGTAGGTGCCAGAGGTAAAGATTAATAATAAAAATAATACAAATATTCTTTGACCTCTTGTGAATTTTGCTAATATGTCGGCAAAATATTTCATCATGTTCCATAATAAATAATATCATATACTGTATCCCAGGATATTAAATAAGTATCTGTAGAGTCTTTAGAACCAACAGCCTTAATAACATCATCGAGAGGTAAAGCTCTTTCGGAATCTAAAGGCTCTTTAGATTTTACTTGTGCTAAACTACATACACTAATGCGCCAACTATTATCAATAATATATCCTTTATTTTCTTCTTTTAAAGTGTTATTAATATCATGAATAACAGCTGGTAATGTTTTACCTTTTAAATTCCAAAATGAAATGACTTTTTGGTTTGGGAAAATTCTTCCTGGTGTTTTTAAATCATCTCTGGATGATATTAAATCTTCATCGGAAAATTCTGTATGATTTTTACCAAGATCAGTGAAAACCATTTTGTTTTTATAATAACCAAAACCAAATGCATTTTCATTTGGATCGTTATACCATATTTTTTTATTATCAATTCTTAAAGTATCTGGATTCTCTTTGATATGCATTATTTCTTTAATTCTTTTAACTTCACTTTCGGTTTTACTTTCCTTGATAATATCATCGAGTTCTTGTTCCATTTCCTCATCCATTTCTTCATCTGGTGACTTTTCGTCTTCCCAGATTATTCCTCTTGCTGGACCGTCTTGCATACCAAAGTCATAAACACCGTGACTTGCGATGGGGTTGGCTTTTCCTCGTACTGGTGCTGATTTTCGTGGAGGTGGTGGTGCACCAGTTGGATTAGAATCACTCACTGACGCGTCAGCATCTTCTTCGTAGATTTTCTGTAAATTTTCTGAAAGTCTTTTTATATAAGACAACTCTTCATTTAAATCCATAGTGCGGTTTATAGTTATAAATAGTTTTAAAAACCGCAAATGATTTTAAATTACCATTCTTCAATTTCTTCTTTATCTTCTTTATAGTTGCCGTTTTCGATTTCCTCAATAAGAGTATCGGCATTTTCAAGCGTTTCCGTTGCTTTATCGATTACATTGATTTGTATTGCATCATGGAGATCAACATTGTTGGTTGATTCATAAAGTACTTCAAGATAATCATCAATTAAATTTCTGAGATCTTCTCTGAAATCATTTAAATATTCTATGGTTCTAATGCTCATTTCTTTTTATAAAATAAATATGTTTATTTTTTGATAAAATCAATATTTTATCGGCTACAATAATAATAAATTTTTATGTATGAAACAACTATTTATTGAAAAAATATTATGGCAACAAAAAAGACGGGTTCGGTAGAGAGAACTTTTCAGAAAAAATCAAAAAAGAAAAGAAAAGGTGTTGTATCGAAGAACAAAACCAGTACTAATAAGAATAGCAGTAACTACAAAAAACCTTATAATTCACAAGGAAATTAGTCTTCGTCTATCACCAAAAAATATAATTCTTTAATTGGTCTGGTTACTGCGACGTAATGCACATTCCTAGCTTCAATGTCAATATTACCATTATCATTTATATAACTATATTTTGAATCCATATCTTCAGCGACCAATAATTCTGGATCGACAGAATTGATTACGACACATCTTGGAAACTCACGGCCTTTACTTTTATGTATTGTTGTTGCAAAAGTATTTGAAGTTTTATTATCCTCAATAAATTTTAATAACCCAATGGTGTTTAAATGATACGGAGCCACAGCTTCAAGACGTTTTTTTAATGAAGGATTAATCTCACCACTTTGAACTTTTTCGATGTCCTGGGGTGTTATAAAGTTAAAATAACGCATTTTAATCTTATGTTTCAAACCATACTTTTCAAGTTCTTTCACTGTATAATTTGTTCGGCATAAAACAGTAAGTGGTTCACCATCTTCCATCATATTGTAAAGAGTATCTTCATCAATTAATTTTTGGTGGACTTTTCCTTTTTGTTTATGATGTGGAATTGCTTTAAGATCACTATATTTATTTCCATTATCGACAATATCAACATAGGATCTAAAATTTTTGGTGAGGGTGAATGTTTCGACAGTATATTTTTCTTTTAATAATCTTTCAATTTCTAAACAATTGGCTCCACTGAAGCCGAAAATGCTCTGAAAAATATCACCCACTAGATGATATTGCTTTGCATTCATCGAAAGTAAGATTTTCATCTGTAGTGTTGATGTGTCCTGATATTCATCAACAAAAACATAATCATACATTCTATTAAAAAATGCTTTGTATCCAGGATCTCTTGAAAGTCTCTCAACATCAATTAACATATCAGCAAAATCACGAGTTTTTGTTTCATTTATGAATTCTTCATAAAGGTTATAATATTGTGGTCTTGGCATACGAATACCATCATAAATCTGAAGTTTAAATGATGAGAATAATGTAGAGATCAACACACTATCTTCATAGAATACATCAAGATTTTTTGCATATTGCTCTTTAACGGATAGGGAATCTCTTAATTGTGGTTTCTTCTTTTCTCTATACCATTTAGTAAAATCAAAGAACGTAATAATTGGTTTGTATAAACCCAGTTTACCAAGCACACTACTGGTAAAACTATGTATTGTACATATTTTTACATCATGTTTGATTCTGGATTTTAATTCGTTGACAGCATCGTTTGTATAACTAAAAAAGATAACTCTGGAAGGATCAAGACCATCTAGAAGCATTTTGTTGAGGCGTTCAACGCATGATGCGCTTTTTCCTGAACCTGCAGTTGATGATAGAATTAATGAGTTTGTACCTTCGTAGTTGATAAATTTTAGTTGTTCTTCTGTTGGTTTCATTTTAAGTGGTATTTTATTTTTGTACAAATGTAAGAAAAAATTTGTTACTAAGCAAATAATTTATTAAATTTGTAACATGTTAAAAACAATGCAATTTGAGGATTATTTTGATAAATACTATGAAAAGTATGTTGGGATAACTCTGGATGATGAACATAGTGTTAAACTAGGTAGTGCAGTAAACAATCTTATAAAAAGAGATGAACGTAAATTAAAACGTAAATTGAATGAATATGAGATTAGGCGATACGAAAAAATATATTTATCCGTTGTTGGTGATGTTATTCTCGAACAATATTTAGATCTGAATTTTGTTGACTATAGTGCTATCGAAGACACATATGGAATATCAGAGATTAATACTTTAATTAATAGAAATATTGACGTTATTGCATTCACATATGGATGTTTTCCATTGGTTTATCCTAAAACATACAGAACAACGATATTTGTTTGCAAACTATCAAAAAAAGATTTTTTTATTTGTGGTGTTGCTGATGCTAAGACTGTAAATAATTATAGTCTTTCAAAACTTGTCTGTCTTGATAATTTAAAGGGTATTAAGAAAGGATTTTTTGGATTTGAGCATCTTACACCAATTCCAGACAACATAGGTTTATTTTTGGAACTTATCGACCATTTATAACTATTTATAGTTAAAATAAAAGAATATGGCACAGAAGAAGATAAAAATAAGTGAAGAACAAGCAAAAAAATTAACTGATAAACTTCCAAAGAAAGTACAGGAAAGCATGTTCGACTTATACAAATATAATGCTGTTCAACCAAGTGAGGGAACGCTTACTGAGATGAGACCAATATTTAGGATGACTGAAAATCAATTAAAGATGGTTACAGAAAGAACTCGTTTGGTAGAAACAGTTGGTGAATCAGATCCTTACATTAGAACATTGGAAAGTAACGATATTGATGATTATATTAATGTGGTGAAGGATATGGATATTCTTTTTTCAAAAGTTAACATACGATATTTTATCAAGTTGGAACATAAGGCTTATGGTATAAGATCTATTGATCTCGATCCTATTAGTATTGAGATATACGGAAGTCTTCAGGGAGAGACAATGCAAGATCGAGATTTTGAGATTATAGTTGAGAGGGGCACTATTACCAGCAATACACTTGGTGTTGAGTTACCACAAACAGTTGAAATTAATACAGAAAAATCGGATTATACTTATGGTGGAATATATATCACTGGTATACAACTTGAAGTTGAGGGTGGTAAATTTTTAATTACTTTAACATATTAACTTTATTTTTTATTCGTTATATTTATTATTATAAATGAAAGCCTCGTATGGCTATCAACCTTGGGTTTTAAAATGCCCTTGAGGTGCTTATGGCAACGATAAGGTTGGTATAATAAAATGTAAACGAGTAAAAATATGAAAAATGAAAATTATTCATGTTATTATAACATGAAAAATCCACAAGCGTATGTAACAAAAGGAAAAAACAGAGTCAAACAAATTGACACTTTTGTATATTTACGTGACAATGACGAGTTCGAACTTGAACTCTTTAATCCCAAAACATTCCCTGTTTTGGCTAAAATAAAATTAAACGGTGAATTCATTTCAGATCGCGGGATTGTAATTAATCCTGGTCAAAGAGTTTTCTTGGATCGCTATATTGATGAAGCAAGAAAATTTAAATTTTCCACATATGAAATTAATGGAAATGATTCTGATGCACAACAAGCAATTATTGACAATGGTTTGGTTGAGATATTATTCTATGCTAAAGCAACTGTACCAAAATCAAATCCGTATATTATAACCGTAGGGGGTTATGCAACAGCTATGGGTTCGTCTGGTACTGGTGGTGCTGAATATCCTTGGTATTCATGTGCAGGTACTCCAAAGGATCGTCTTAGAGATGGAATAGTTGGAAATATAGGTATAGGTCAATGTTCTTCAACAATTTCTTATTACAGTAATACAACAAATAACATAAACACCCAAGAGTGGCAAATGAGTATGGATCTTAACGATCAGGAATCACCTATGGTGGAAACTGGTAGGGTTGAGGCTGGTCGTCGTTCAGATACTGAATTAGAAAGTGTAGATATGGCATTTAATCCATATACATTCAATATAATTACGTGGAAAATATTACCAGAATCAAAAAAACCTATTGAGCTAAATGAATTAAAAAATTATTGTCCTGATTGTGGTTACAGATTAAGAAAGACCACGTGGTGCTTCTGCCCAAAATGCGGAGGTAAAATATAATAAATGTTATACGAGGCTTTTATTATTTTTTCGCGATATTTATAAAGAAAATAGATATGGCAACTTATCGAATCACTGAACAACAATTACAAAAGATATATAACGAAATTGAACCAGTCAGAGAAGATTGGAGAAATCCTGACATGACCGACTCAAATATTCCTAATCCATACGAACAAGAACCAAGGATGAGTACCGCTAAAGATGTAAAAGGACCTTATATTGGATGTGCATATGATAGAGATGAATATTTGATTTTAAACAGACAAACCAATGATATAGTATATTGTCATGAAGATACCTTCAATGATCAGGCGTCAGGTGAAGACCTTTTAGATAATCTTGCCGAATACATGGAAGTTATGATGGATAATGATCCGAATGGTGGGAAGGTTTATGATTGGAAGGATTATGTTGATAAGAGCGCCATTCCTTTTGCACTTGCAAGCTTCTTCAATGATATGAAGAATCACGGTAAAAATGTTGCAATGACATCAGACGCCGATGATTACTTGTCAGGTAAATATGATTTTTTTGTTATACATAAGGGCACACAACCTGAAGTTTTGGATGACATTGTGTTAAGCACAAAGTTAAAAAAAATCATACAAAATCCTGAAAATATTTGTTAAAAAGCGCAACAAAACTGAATTTCAAACTATTTATATATAGAATAACGGAGTTCGACTTTTTTAATATAAGATGAATACAGCACCTTCATGATCGACACTGTTAACTAAGCTGCTGTTTATGTAACATGATTATGTCGGATTAAGTTAATTCACAAGAAAAGGGGACGATTTGTCCCCTTTTTCATTTAAAATGTAACATTAAGTTTATTATATTTTTTATAATCAAAGTTTGGCGCAGAAAAATTAAGTCTATGGTGTAGGTCTTTTTCGTCCCAATCATCCCAATCATCACCCCATAGAAGTTTAACATCACCACACAGTGAACTACCCACCCACGCCAAAGGCGATGGGATGGGCTTCAAGGGTCGCAGACTCACCTAATGGTAACGCCTCACCTTGTTTTTGCTTAACGTAGGATTCAATCCCTGAACCCGACAATATGTTTATACCTTGTTTTAATATATTCTTTGCTGCATTTACATCTCTATCGTGATGTTCACCACAAGATTCACAAGTCCAATCTCTTATTGAAAGAGTTAAGTCTTGTTTAGTCCATCCACAACTTGAACAAGTCTTACTACTTGGAAAAAATCTATCAATCTTAACGAATTGCCTATCATTCCAATTAGATTTGTATTCAAGCATAGTGTAAAATGTACCCAACGAAACATCACTCATTGCTTGTGCTAAACAATGATTTTTCATTATGTTCTTAACCATCAATATTGTGCTTAATTTTCCATTCTTTTTTAAAAAGGTAATATGATTTCCCTAATCTTTTTTCTAATTCTTGGATAAATATAACGGATATTTCATAACCCATATTTTCAAATTCTTTAATTTTTTCTTTAGATGATTTTTTAAATTTACCTTTAATATCAACCCATTTGTTTTGTCCAGACAAATAAAAGTCGGGTGTATATCGTTTACCATTTTGTAGTTTAAAACATTTCGGTTCATACTCCCATACAACTTTTTCTTTTTCAAGAATCATTGCATACATTACTTCATATCCAGAACGCATATTTATTCTTTTCCCTTCTTTTATATAATGCCATTTATATATAGAACATCTTTTAGTTGAATTATTTAATCCAACTTTTGAACCTGTTTTACTTTGTTGTTCTTTCCCATAACAACCGCAACTATATACTTTATTATTAACTAAATCTGCATAAATTTGTTCTGTAACATTACCACATTCACATTTGCAAATCATCTTATAACCCCTATTGTTTTTAGGTTTTGGTTTAATATCTATAATTGTTAATTTATTGTGTGTTTCACCGATTTTAGATTTTGCTTTTCTATCTCTTCTCTTACCAATATTAGATTTACCAACTGTTGTATGCGAACACCCACAACTTATATTTTTACCATTTCTTTCTTTGTTTAAAACAACATCTTTACTTATTTTTATCTCATTCCCACAATCACATTTACAATTAAAGTACACATAATATTTAGGTGGTATGGTAGATTCACAACTAATTACCTTTAGTTTTCCAAACCTTTTTCCTATCCATTTGTCTGTATTCTTACTCATACTAATAAATACTTTGTTTTTTTGTAAAAATACAAATAATATCGTGATTTCACAAATTTATTTTCGCAGTACGCTTCAACAAATCGTTCAAAACATTATCTAAAATGTCATTTAATATTAGTTACCAAGTATCGTAGAAATATCTTAGTTGGTCAGTTAAATGATGATTTAAAATCTATATTTCAATCCATAGCAGATAATTCAGATTTTGAAATAGAAGTTATGGAAAGTGATATTAATCACATTCATTTCTTAATTAGGTATATACCTTGCCTATCTATATCCCAAATGGTTCGTAGGTTAAAACAAGAATCTACTCGCCAGTTATGGTTGTTACATCATTCTACATTACGTCAGTATTATTGGTATCGTAAAATCTTGTGGTCAGATGGATATTTTGTTTGTTCTATTGGTGAAGCATCACCAGAAACAATACGTCAGTATATCTTATCACAAGGTTAGCTTTTGTCACTTACATCCCATCCACGTAAAAACGATGGATGGGTTTTACGCTCCGTTTTATAAAATCATATTGCTATTATTTTCCATAAACTCATCAGAATCTTCCTTTTCAATAAGAAACTCTAAACCAGTTAAATTAACATAAATACCTCTTTTGGTTGATGCAACATCGCCATTTAATTCAAAGACATAATACGTTCCATTTTTATATTGAAGGAATGGTCTGAACATGGTTTGAATCTTGATAACTTTTTTACATGATATATTTGTCATAAAGGCGTAGCAAAAATATTCTGCCACAACATATGGTAGTTTATAATCATACAGAGTAAGAATACTGATTATACGTTCTTTTTCTAAATTCAAAGAACTCATTACTTCAAAGCTTCATCCACTTTACTGTAGAGGTCAATAAGTGTACCATCGTTTATAAACACTTTAGAAGCATCCAGAGCGCCCATCTCTGATTCCGAGGCATGATCATCATCTGACTGTATAGATGGTCTCACAACCTTCCATACTTCACCACCCATCTCTTTAATTATATCAACTTCATGTTGAAATCTAACATCTGATATAACAACATCAAATTCACAATCATTTGTCCATTCTGCGATTGCTAATTTATTGCTTTCATACCATTGTTGAAATCTTTTAACCCATATTTTTCTTCCGAATTTAAAGTCGGGTAAATGTTCTTGAAGACCGAATTGAAGAAGTTCGGTTCCGAGAACCTGTAAAACAGATCTTGGTGTTACGCCCCAGAAGGGATCTATTTCTTCCTTTAATTTTTCGTCATACATTTGTTCATATGTAAATCCAAACATAGCCATAGCCCCTTGCTTGAGGGGGTCAGCAAATTTGTATTTTGAAAAATGATGTTGATTGATTAAGTAGTCGCCAATTGCATCCTTCCCATGGTGGGCCCTTCCAAAAATTCCTAATATCATACTATTATATTTTTCTACAATAGTAAGAAAATCTCATTGAATAAACAAGTTTTTTATAAACTTTTCCTATTGTTTTTATAAATACGGATAGCTTCTTCATTCATAGCACTCATACCGTAACCTGTTTCATCAACATCACCCAAAGGTGTCATTTTCATTTCGCCTTGTGAGCCTTGTTCTTGATCCATTCTTACCAGAGCATTATATATCATAACGCCATAGTATTCAAGATCTTTTTGTGAATTTAATGATGGTCTTGCATGAAACCCAGAATTGCTAATGATTGACTTTAATTCATTCATGAAAGAACTATCTTCATTATAATCATGGATGAATACGGTTGCAGCTTCACAAAAATCAAAACCAAGCATATCTGCTTCTTCTTTCATCTCATAAGTCAGATCAGCTTTTTCTATAGCATCTTTAACTATCGGATTCTGAAACATATCAGTGAACATACTAGGTTCGGCTTCTTCTGGTGAACTATCGAAGGATGAGTCGCCAATATCAGTTGGAATATCTTCCTCTGCCATTGGCGGGGCAGCTGGAGGAGCTTGTTGTGCAGCAGCTGGTGCTTGTCCACTACTTTCTATTTTATTTATGATGGAATTTTTATCATTATCATCCAATTTGGTGAAATCGATAGCAGATACAATTGAATTTACTGTATACTTAATATCATTAGGTGTCATATCACCAATTTCACGTAACTTTTGAGCTAGTTGACCTGTAAGTTTTTGTACTTCTTTAAAATTTTCATCTCCGCCAGGTTGTGCGTTTGGATCAGCTGGTGGCATGTTTGGATCGGTTGGCATGGCGGCATCTGCAGGAGGCGTTTCAGCTGGCATTCCTTGTGTAAGACTGGCTTCCAGGTCTGCAGTTTGAGGATCTGAGCTTGTTCCTGTATCTGGAGCTGTTTGTGGTTTTGGGATTTTTAAAACGTATTTTTCAGTTAAACTTTTTTTTTATACATATCGACACTTTCTTTGTGTCCGACTTGTTCGTTTATCTGTTGGAATAAGAAATTAAGTTGTTTGTAAGCTTCACCATATCCTTTATAAGAATGTTCTTGAAGGTTTTGAAGACCACCAATATAATCATATACACCATCATCATTTTTTTTCTTAATATAAACATATTTATTTTCTTGAATGATAGCATATTCTTCACCATTAGACGCAACAGCTTCATGGATAATAGTTTGAAGTTTACCGATTAAAGGTGTCGCTTCAGTAGTTTCGTTGATACCTGCCATTTGTTTGATTCTGGCTAATTTTTCATCAACATTCTGTATTTTTTCTGATCCTATTGGGTTTAACATAATATATTTTTTTTTAGTTACTTATTCTTGTTAGTGAACTACCCACCCACGCCAAAGGCGATAAGACGGGCTTCTGAACTTTTATTCAGAACTTTGGACGTTTCACGGATTGTGCCAGCGTTAGCTGGTCTTATTTGATCTCCACGTCTGTAATCGTTTGTCCCAAACGATATTATTTTAATCAGTTGGTACATCCAAAAGGTAGACACTGATGTTAATAAATATCTGCATTTTCATCAAAGTTCATATTTTCCACTGATAATATAGCATCTTTGGTTTTGGTTTTAAGGTTGATCATGGTTTCTAAAAAACCTGATCTTCTTAAATATTTGAATACTAAATTTTCAACACTTAATTCTCCGTGAGTTTTTAATGCAGCTTTTCTATATTTTTTTATTTTATCTTTTAATTTATTGATTTTGTTTATCTTTGCGTCAGAGTCTTCCATTTTTTCCAATTCATCCAATGTTTTAACGAATTCTTTTACTTTTTTAATAACTGCTTTTTTGTCAAGTTCAAGATCGAGTTTTGATGGTGCTTTAATCCATTTGTTATATAGAACACTATATATTCCGCTTGACTGAAGTTCTTCTTTTATATCCTGGCCGTATATTTCAACATCATAACCTTTAATCTTTATATCGTGTTTAAGATTGAAAAGGTTTTTCTTTGCATCGATAAATTCATTAACAAGAATAACATCATCACCAATGAGGCTTTTATCAATAACAACATGAAGATCGACATCTGAATATGATGACCAATTATAATTTGCAAGACTACCAACAAACAAAATATCATCAATTTCGACGTTTTCTACACCAAACGAATCAACAAATTCCTTTGCTGTATTTAAAAGGCTGGTTCTGATTTCAGAATCGAGTCTGATGGAATTCGTGTCCCTGCTCTTCGCATCGATCCATATTTCTGGATTGAGAGTGGTTCTTACTCTAAAACTACTTAAAATTGATTCCATTATTTATTTTCCTATAAATATCTGGAAATTTTGGTTTATTTCAAACCACTATTTAATTTAGCTTTTATTCTTTCTTGTGGATTATAATCTTCAAGGTACACATCATCACCACCGTTCAAAAAAATCTAAGAAAAATTATGTATCTTAGTTTTTTCTTCTTGTTTCAACCAACCACTACTTTTTAGTACCTCATTACTGAGTCTGTCATCCATAGTTGGGTTGTCCACAA